TTTCAACCATCAATATTGTCAAATACAAATTTAACCTTAACTCAAAACACAAAAATATATGCTAAAGTGACAGCAACTGGATTGCTAAAGAATAAAGGTGGTATGATTTGTCCCACTAATGTTTGGGGTACTAGGTATGCTAATACTGCTTCAAATACTGATTTTAAAGCAATAGAGGCTTCTGTTTATACTGCAGATGGCCAAGAAATAGAATTAGGAGTAGGTGCCTCTGGAGCTGTAAACATGCCAAGTCAATCTTCAGTAATATCAGTAGATACTCCTATTATTATTCATTTTAATGAAGTTCCCTTAAAATCGTCTTTTGCTTTAGATTCAGAAATAGAGTTAGGAACTGTACATGATTTTACTTCGGGAACAATTGCTCTAGGTAACGGCGCTCTTACATCATGTGGTAGATATGGAACACAAATAAAGATTCAACTTGGAGCAAGTTTGACTGCATCTACTCAATATTTTTTGAGAGTTGGGGCTACTGTGGGAGGAACGAATGAAGGTGGAAAAGCATTGACAACAGACATAACATGGTTTAATTCATTTACAACATCTGCATAAGGAGATATAATGCCATTACTTAAAAAAACATTAGAAACTAATATAAAAGCCGCATTTAAAATTGGATCCGCATCTGGAACAGAAGAAAAAGTTGCTGAACTATTAGCTACTGCAATACACACTTATGTAAGTGCCGCAGATGTTACTACTTCAGTAACTACTGTTACTACAGGAACTGGAGTTTGTTCTACTGGTGGCGGTCCCGTAACTGGTTCTGGAACTGGTTCTGGTAAGGGAGCCTTATCATAGTAGAAAGTTAGTATAAATAAACATATGACTACAAACGCAACACAAGAAGATCAGAAATTTGAAATTGAAGACTTACAGTCATTAGGAGATGTATTACATGTATTGAACTTGACTCATAAACCTAAGGATTTGACTATAAGATGGAGCAGAAATCCTAATACGGGGGATCTTACTATAAAGTCAGGGAGTAATGCAGTAAAAGAACAATTAAAAAATTTAATTTTAACTAGAAAATTCGAAAGACCGTTTCAACCAGGACTTGGTTCAAATATAATGGCCTTGCTGTTTGAACCACATGATATAATTACTGAACAGTTAATTGCAGATGAAATTAGAACAGTAGTTGAAAATTATCAGCCCAATGTAGATATATTGGATATAATTGTTAATAGTGACAGAGAAGGTGCGGGTTATCGTGTAAAGATAATTTTTGCTGTTATTAATGAAAACGAACCAGTAACATTTGAAACATTTTTAGAATCAACAAGAGGTACTTAAATGGCAGAAGCTACTAAATTACGAGTTTCAGAATTAGACTTTGATCAAATAAAAACTAATTTTAAAAGTTTTTTGAAAGAACAAGATGTTTTTAGTGACTATAATACGGATGGTTCTGTTATTTCTCAGGTTTTAGATATTTTAGCATATAATACTCATTATAATGCTTTTTATTTGAATATGGTTGCAAATGAAATGTTTATTGATTCTGCTACTACTAGAAATGCTATAATATCTTTGTCTAAATTATTGGGATATACTCCTAAGTCAAGAACAGGTGCAAAAGCAAATGTGAATATATCAATAACACCTGATGATGCTCCTTCAAATATTACTATAGCGAAAAATACAAAATTTAGTACTGTTATAAACAGTCTTAATTATACTTTTGTTACTGATCAATCATATTCAACGACTGCAAATTCTGATAATTCAACAGTTACCATTTCAAATGTTTCATTAATTGAAGGAGAACCATTAACTTTTAGATATACTGCTAATACAGAAGATACTTCACAAAGATTTACTGTTCCTAACAGAGGAGCTGATCATTCAACAATATCAGTTTCTATTAAAGAAAATTCTTTTACTACAGCTTTATCTCCTTATACTATGGCAACTGATTTGCTTGAAGTTAGTTCGACATCAAATGTATTTTTTATAGAAGAAAGTTCAGATTTTAAGACAGATATAAAATTTGGAGATGGGGTTTTAGGGAGAAAATTAAAAACTGGAAATATTGTTATTATTGATTATAATACTTGTGAAGGTGTTTTAGGAAATGGTGCAAATAATTTTTCAGTTGCAACTACTGTTGGGGGATATTCATCTGCTACTGTTTCAACTAATAGTAAAGCTGAAGGTGGATCAGATGAAGAAACTATTAATTCTATAAGATTTAATGCTCCCAGACACTATAATACACAAAATAGAGCAGTAACAAAAGATGATTATAAAAGAATAATTTTAAGAGATTATCCATTAGCGGAATCAATAGTTGTATATGGTGGAGAAGAAGCAGATCCTCCAGAATATGGAAAAGTTTTTATAGGAGTAAAACCTAAATCAGGACTTTATGTAACAGATTCAGTAAAAATGAACATTAAGGATAATATTCTTAAAAAATATAATGTTGCATCTATAACACCTGAGTTTGTTGATCTTGATTACATTTATGTTTTATTGACATCAACTGTTAATTTTGATTCCCGAAAAACAACAAAAACTTCACAAACATTAAGAAGTAGTATTATAAATTCTATTAATACATACGTTCTTGAGGATCTTTATAAATTTGAACAAGCATTTAGACTATCAAAATTACAAACGAGAATCGATGAAACTGATACTTCTATTTTGGGAAATGATGCCGCTATTAGATTGAAAAAAATATTTATACCAGTATTGAACACAAAATTGACTTATATATTAAGATATAATAATGCAATTTATCATCCCCATTCTGGTCATGCTCCTGCTTTATCTTCTACGGCTTTTTCTATAAATGATGAAAAAGACATTTTGCAACAAGACTGCAAAATCAAAGATAAAGACGGTGTATTAATAATTTATAGAACAGATAATGTAGGAAAAGAACATATAGTTAGAGAAGATATTGGTACTATTGATTATATAAGTGGAAAAGTAACAATAAATTCTTTTGATCCCGCATCATATGAAGGTTCTGAGATTAGTATAACAACTATACCTGTTTTAGGTGATGTTGCATCTGTGAGAGAACAATTAATAACAATTCAAGAAAGTGATATTAATTTAAAAATGAATGATGTTTCATTAGTTATGAAACAAGATCAAGTTACAACAGCCGAAACCTCAACATCTCAAACAACAGTGGTAAATTATTAAAATGTCAGAATATACCTGGTTACAAGATACAGATAATATAAAATTAGTAGAAAAGATATCTAATTTAATTGATAATCAATTACCAGAATTTGTTCGGGTTGAGGGGAGTGATTTTTCTGAATTTTTAAGATTTTACTACAACTGGATGGAGTCACATGAATTAACTATTTCAAATGTGGCTCTAGATGAGTATCATGTTACTTTAGAAAGTGAACAGGGTGGTTTTGTTTTAGAAACAGGATCTTCTTTTTTATTAGAAAGTGATAGAACAAATATAAGTGCTTATGAAAAAGATGAAATTATAACAGGAATATCTTCAGGCGCAACTGGTACTGTTGATAGAAATACAAATACAGCATCAAGTAAAATTTATGTAACTGGATTAACACAAACAGATTTTGAAGTGGGCGAATTAATAAAAGGTACAAATAATCGTACACTTGGTACTGTAACTAATTTTCAAAAAAATCCTCTTTTTGCTTCAAGAACATTATTAAAATCAAGAGATGTTGATAGTACTACAACATCTATGATGGATCATTTTGCCAAAGAATTTTTAGTAAATTTTCCGTTAAATTTAAGTGCGGATAAAGCTCTTTTAATAAAACATGTATCAGATATTTACAGAGCAAAAGGAACAAGTTCTTCATATGATTTTTTGTTTAAATCATTATACGATATACAAAATCTTATTTTTTATACCCCAAAAATAGATTTACTTAAACCCTCTTCTGGTAATTGGCAACAAAATAAATCTATTAGAATTATTTCAGACGATCTTGCATCTTCATTTGACAGTCATCTTATTACAGGAAAACAATCAAAAGCATCTGGAATTGTAAATCGTATTGAGGAATTTGCGGCTGGGGGACTTGAAATAATAGAATTATTTTTAACAAATATGAAAGGAACTTTTGTTGTAGGAGAAACAATTGAATCAAATGAAGTTGATGGTGTATTTGGTAGCGGAATAGCACAAGGATTGATATCCGATATTACTATTACTTCAGCAGGTTCTGATTATAAAATAAATGATAAACTTACGTTTTCTGGTGGAGGGGGTGTTGAAGCAAAAGCGAAAGTAGCAGATACTGGATCTGGTACATTAACTAAATTTACTATATTCGATGGAGGAGATGGGTATCTTGAAAATAAAGAATTATCAGTAAATAATTTTGCTACGTTGGGGACAGGATTTCAAGGAAAAATTAAAGATGCAATTGATAGTTTTACATTTTCAAAAAATGAAGATTTAATAGGAAATTTTTCAGCAGTTACATTTAATGATACTGCATATGAATTAAGTGGTGATGTGGCGGCAAATAGTGCAGATAGATTAATTGATGCATTGGGTTTTTCAAAACTGGATGCTGGACATATTTCTACTGTAGAAACAACTTCCTCTGGAGGTGGTTATGAAGCTATTCCAAAAATATCAGTTATAGAAACATCAACCGAAGATTTTAATGAAAATTCTATTCGTATTTTAAACTTAAATCCAGATCCCGATGACCTTGCTACAACAAATGCGATTACGGGTTTTTTTGATGCAGGTGAAAAGATTACTTCAAATAGTGGAAATAAAATAGGAACATTTTTTGGTACTGTATCTTCAAAATTTTATGATTCTGTTGAAGATCCTTCTAGAATAAGAGTAAAAACAATAAAATACTTAGATGCAGATGTAACTCAAAAAATTCCAATCACACAAAGAAATGATCTAGTTGTAAATAATTCTTCTTATTTATCAACTACAAAACCATCAGTATATCATGTACAATTTGTTACTGGTGGTTCAGCTTCAGTAAATACTATAAAATATAAACGGGGTATTGATGCAAGAGAAGATTTTAATAGTGCAAATAATACTGCAAATATAGATTTTTATCCAACATCAGCGCCGTATATAGATGTAACAGGTGGTTATCAAACATTAAATTTTGATATTTCATCACTTACTAGAACAAGCACAACTGCAACTGCAACCACATATGGAAAACATGGATTAGATGATGGACAAATAGTTGCTATAACAGGAGCAAGTCCTGCTGGTTATAATGGCAATGCGACAATCACAGTATCAAGTCCAACCACTTTTACATATACTGTGGGGGGTTCTTTAACAACTCCTGCCACAGGAACTATATTATATAATGAAAATGTTTCTGTAAAATTTACATTACCTTTTAACCATACTACTGATGATGAATATGCTTTTTCTACTATTGATTTTGTTTCTACTGAAGTTCTTACTGGCGCTAATTCGGGAGCAGTTGCAACTGTAAATACTGGTGTTGCTTTTTCTGATGGTGGATATTTAGGAAATAATGCAATTGTTGGTGTTAAGCCAGGGGATGCTGGTTCGGGTTCTATTAAATCTATTGAAATTCAAGATCCAGGAGTGGCATTTACATCTGCTCCTGTGATATCATTGCCTGGTCTTGGAGAAGAAAATGCAAATTTAACTGCAAACATTGGCGCAGTAAGAACAGAAACAGGAATATATCTTGATGAAGATGGCCAAGTAAGTTCTAATAAAAAACTTATTGATAGTGATTTTTATCAAGATTATTCTTATTCATTAATTGCTAATAAACAACTTAATGAATATCAAGAAATTGTTTTTAAATTATTACATCCTATAGGAACAAAACTTTTTGGAGAATATACTCCTGATTCTGCTGAATTGAATATGGGGTTTGATAATAGGATACAATTTGAAGATGGTGATTTAGCATTAAAAGAAGATGGTGATGATCTTTTAATGGAAGATCAAACAGACCCGAGACATCAAGTAATATTTAATAATAATCAAAATTTAGGAACGGGAACAATTACCTTAACCGGTAATTCTAATATAATGCTGGGAGACACTACAGATTTTACAGCAACGTATGGTGAAGGAGAACATATTGTTGTAGATGAAGAACAAAGTTTTGAGGTTTCTTATGGTGAATTGAGATTAGAAAATTACTTATCCGGTACAATAGCAACATCATCATCAAACGTTATTTCTATTATAGGATTGGGTAATAATTATCCTATGACTTTAACTGTTCCTAATAATTATAGTGCTAATGCTAATTTTGTTGCAAATAGTGTAGTCACACAAATAAATACTACAACAGGAGAAAAAGTAACAGGTGTTGTTCTTAGACATGAAGTGGATTCATCAAATAACAATATATTAATGTTGCATTCCTGTAATGGACAATTTGACACTTCTAGTAATGCGAATTCTGTAGTTGGAAATAATTCAGTATTAGATATAACCACATATAATATGATTTTAGAAGCCGGTTCTGCTGATTTAACAGGGGATATAGTATTAGAAACAGATGGCGCATCGACTATTGCATTGGAAGATAGTGTATATCGAAATAATGAATCAATTACAACTGCATCATTTCAATATGTAAAATCAAATGTAATTTTTGGTACTGCAACAGATTTTCAAGCAGACTTTAGACTGAATGATAGAATTAAACCACTATCAACTTCGGAAAGCACAAAAATTATTGAAGTAATTAATTCAACTTGTTTAATAGGAAATACTGCAATAAGTACAGATACAAGTTTTAATATGATTTTAGAAGAAAGTTCGGATGGTTATCCAGGCAGTTTTATTACGGAAGATAGTGATAATTTTATTCACAATATGATTAATCCAACTTCAGCTAAGTTTGATAATGAAGATATACAATTCTATAATTTACTTGAAACAAGTGTAAGAGGAACAACTAACGTAGATGGTATATCTTCGGGGAATACTTCTTTAGTAGGAACAAGTTCGTTTTTTGGTGAAGATTTATTAGTAAATGATATTATTACATTATCTTCCAACACATCTCGTAAAGCAAAAATTTTAACAATAGTGGGACAAACCTTGACCTTAAATATAGCATTAGGAGATGGAACAGTTGGACAAACTATAATTTTACATACATTTAGGAATTTAGATTTGGAAAGAAATGCGACTTCTATAACATTATCGAATCCTTATGATGCTTCAAATAATTTTATGAATTTGACAGTTAATTCAACTGCTACAGGATTGTTACTTCTTGAAGATGGAATTGGTACTGCTAATTCAGGATATCTTGGAAACACTTCAACAGAAGGCAGTTTTAAATTTGAAATATTATCAACATTTGATAATCAGATACCTAAATTTATACAAACATAAAAATTTTTTATTAACATAAATAAAGATATGGCTAGACTGGTAACGACAAAATTTAAAATACACAACGCAGAGCAATTTATTGAATCACTCGGCGAAACTTCAGCAACAAATTTATATTTGTTTATTGGAAAAGTGCAAGAATGGGATGATGAAAACACCCCTCCGGCACCAAATGAAGCTGTAGCAAATACTTTATATAGTTATTGGGATCAAATTGTTGCCGCAAAAAAAGTTACTTCTGCAGATGCTAAACATGTTATTACAAGAATAAATTGGGAATCGAATACTGCATATACTACTTATACTCATACAAATTCGGAGCAGTTTTCAAATAATTTTTATGTTGTTACAGAAGATTTTAATGTATATAAGTGTTTACAAAATAATATATCAAATGGGGCGTCAACAATTAAACCGACTGGTACAGGTACAGCGGTTATTGAAGTTGGTGATGGATATAAATGGAAATATATGTATACAGTTTCATCTCAAGATACTTTGAAATTTACAACTTCTGAATATATTCCTGTACAAAAAAGCATAGATGCTAGACAAATTGCAGTTGAAGATTCCGCTATTGATGGTCAAATTGATATAATCAATAAAACATCAAATGGAGATTTTAAAGTTGAATTCACGGCCGCTCCGGAAAATGCTGTTGGAGATTCTCAAGATTTTGTTTCTGATGAAATTTTAATAGGACAAACTTCAAATCAATATGGAACACTTGTTAATTTTGATGCCGCGGCAAATAATTTAACTTATTCTGTTAGTACAGGAAATATAAAATTTAGTAATAGCGAAGTTGTTTTGGGAGAAACATCTAATGCAAGAGCAACGATTTCACAGACTCCAATATCAACATATGAATTTGATACTGGGGCTTTTGGAAGTGTAACTAATTCTTCCGTAATGCAGTTATCTACAAGTGCAAATAATGATGTAGATGGTTTATATGTAAATTCAACCATTTTTGTGGTAAATAATGCAGGACAGGGGGAGCAAACTACAATTACACATTATACTTCTGTGTCTAGAGAAATAATTGTAGATCCTGCTTTTACTATTACACCGACTGTCGATTCTGGTTATGAAGTATCTCCATCAATTACAATAAATGGAGATGGAACTGGTTATAAAGGAAGAACGAGGGGTAATATATCTCATGGCGTAACAGAGGTAACTGTATCAGAAAGAGGAGCGGGATATACTATAGCAACTCCATCTATTGTTGCTAATTCTTCTCATGGTACAGGAGCAAATGCTGAAGTTATTATAGGTCCTGTAGGAGGACATGGTGTAAATGCTGTTGAAGAATTGGGGGGCCACAGGGTTATGATAGATTCTCGTATTTCTGGAAATGAATCGGGAAGATTTACAACATCTAATGATTTTAGACAAGTAGGATTATTAAGAGATCCTTTACAAACCGCAAATGCCCTTGCGTTTTTTACAGAATCTTTAGCTGATCAATCTACAACTTTAACAGTTGCGGCCGTTGCAGGATCTTTTCAGCCAGATGAAAAAGTTTATACGGGAACATCTTTAGCAAATAGTTCTGCTAATGGAGTTGTTGTAGATTTTCTAAATAATAATACATTAAGAATAAATGAAGTCAAAGGTACTTTTCAAGATAGTAATGTTGTGACCGGTGCAAATACAAGTTCATCAGGAACAATCTCTGCAAATGGTGTCAGTCAACCAGGAATGAAGCCTTATAGTGGTGATGTACTTTATATTGAAAATAGAGAAAAAATTACTAGATTGCCGAATCAAGTAGAAGATTTTAAGATTGTATTGGAGTTTTAACAAATGCCTAAATTAACACAAGATTTTAACATATCACCTTATTATGATGATTTTAATGAAGCAAATAAATTTTATAAGGTTTTATATCGTCCTGGATATTCTGTTCAGGCAAGAGAATTAAATCAAATACAATCTATTCTTCAGAATCAGTTAGAAAAAACAGGAGACATTCTTTATCAAGACGGTTCTAGAGTTTTAGGAGCAGAATTAGTTTTAAATAATAAAATTAGCTCTTTGAAATTAAAACCAACTTATTCTAATATTGCAATTGTTTCATCAAACTTTAATGGCAGAACTATTCAAGGACAAACATCTGGAGCAAAAGCAGAAGTTGTAACAAGTAAAGGTTTTTCAATTGATAATTTAGATATATTAATGATAAATTATGTCGATGATACTAAGTTTTTAGATGAAGAAATTATCAATACTATCGACACAGGAACAACATATTATGCTAATATTGCTGGAGCAGATGACGGATTGACTGGTTCAACTTCAGCTACATCTTTGGCGTCTGGTTTGGGTTCTGTAATTAGTGTTAATGAAGGATTATTTTATATTGGTGGTTATTTTGTACATGTCTCTCCTCAAAATCTTATTTTAGATACTGAGAATAACAATCCTTCTACAAGAATAGGATTAACAATTATAGAAACTATTGTTTCAAGTATTGAAGATTCTGCGCTTTTAGATAATGCAATAGGAACTCCTAACTATTCAGCTCCTGGAGCAAATAGATATAAAATTGAATTAACATTATCAACAAAGGCCTATTTTGAAAAAGGTAAAACAGTTGCATCATCTGGTCTTACTTTTTCTGTAAATACAAAAGATAATAGATCAGGAACAGCAACTATAACAACAACTACTGATCATAATTTATCTATAGGTGGGGCTATAGTAATTTCAGGAGCAACTGAACCAGAATATAATGGAAAACATATGATTTCAGAAGTTGCATCTACTACAACTTTTTCTTATTTAATACAGGGCAAACCCTCAACACCCGCATCTGGAACACCTGCATATGTAACAGGAATAACTGATCCAATTGCTAAAAGTGCAGATGCTAATTTTATTGAATTATTAAGATTAGAAAATGGTGAAAAAATAGAAGAAGTAAAATTTCCTATTATAGGAAATATGGAAAAGACTTTAGCAAGACGAACATTTGATGCTTCTGGTGATTTTACAGTAAGGCCCTTTTCGCTTGATGTTGTTGATCATAAAATTCAAGGAACTGCGAGTGATAGAACATCAACAAATACTTCTGCAACTGTTACTGCTAATGGAGCTAATTTTATAGCAGATGTTAATGTTGGTGATACTATATTTTTTTCAGGTAATACTGTAAAAACGGCTGAAGTTACAGCAATAACCAATACCTCATCTTTAACATTAACAACTGGAACAGCTTTAGGTGATGGAAGTAATAATCAAAGAATAGGTGTTTCTACAAAATTATCTACTGAAATAAGTCCAGGAAAAGCATATATCAAAGGATTTGAGCATGAAACTATCCTTCCGAATTATATACATTTAAATAAAGCAAGAGAAACAGAGGCGGTTACTGCAGAAAAACAAGGAGTTGAGTTTGGACCATATGTAAAAGTAACAGATATTATTAGTAATGTTGCTTTTACCACAGGTGTAAATTCAGCATCTATTAATTCAACATCTGGAGGAACAGGTGCTGATTTATTAGATTTGCATATTGTTAAATGGCCATCAACAATTAAATCTCATGATGGAACAGCAACTGGAAATCTTATTAATTGGGCGGCTAACACAAGTATTAAATATGTGGGCCTTAATGATACTTCAGCCGCAACAGTAGCAAATACAAAAATAGGAACGGCACGATTAAGACAGCTTGATTTTAGAGCAGGAAGGCCTACTGATGTTTCTCCTAATGAATTTGGATATAAGTCTGGTGGTGTAGCAAATGCACAGTATCATACAAAATTTCCCGCAATATATGATGCACATTTATTTGATTTTAGATTTAATAAAACTACGGGAACCGTTGGGGGTGCTGTCCTTGCTAATAATACACTTATTAATTTACCGACATCAGGAGCCAATTCTTTTCCTACAGTCAATTGTCTGTATGGTGCAACTATAACTGTTAATACATCATATTTGGGCGTAAATACTTCTGATACAAGAAAAATTATTTCATGGTCGGGTGCGAGGTCTGATGTTGACTGTGGTTATGATATACTTGTAGACGGATCTATTGACGCCTCAGCATATACTGCACACTTAGATAGTGCATTAACACAAGGAACTCGGTCGGATTCTACTTATTCTTTAAATTTTGGTATTAAAGATGTTAGATCCCTTGTAGAAATTGATGGTTCTTTCAAATTTTCAAAAGCCATGAATATTGATATTAGTGGTAAAAATGATTTGACCGAAACTGGAAATACTGTTTTATACGACAATAACGATGATCAAAGAACACTATTATTTCCATATCAAAATAAAACAGTTGCGGGTTTAACAAAAGCATCTTATAAGTTAAAAAGAGGATTTACATCAGTTCTTACTCAAAATGCTGTAACTATAACATCTGCAGAAGCGGGAGAATTATTTTATCCAGCAACTGGTGCAGGTGCCCTTTCTGCGGCCACAATAGATGCAAATTATTTAGTTTTTACTTATGATGCCGCGGGTGAAGGAGAGTATATTGAATTTAGTAATTCCTCAGGCTCTTCTTTTGGAGATGGTAGGTCTATTACATTAAATGTTGATGGGGATCAATTGACAATTAATGTTGAGTCCAGTCATACAAATCCAAAAAACTATGCTGGTGAAAAAATATATGTTCTTGCTACAATGATGT